AACGGCTTGGGCATCTGCATCAGCTTTAGTTTTAGCATCTGTAACGGCTTGGGCATCTGCATCAGCTTTAGTTTTAGCATCTGTAACGGCTTGGGCATCTGCATCAGCTTTAGTTTTAGCATCTGTAACGGCTTGGGCATCTGCATCAGCTTTAGTTTTAGCATCTGCTGCGGTTGTATCTGAAATTACGCTTTCAAGAGTACCATCTTTAGTATCAGTTAGTCCCGCAGTTTCTAAAGTAGTAACAACATCGTCTTTAGCCTCACCTTCGGTCTTAGTCTCAGACAGCCCCGCAGTTTCTAAGGTAGTAACAACATCTGATTTGGCATCCACCGCAGCCGCAGTTGCTTTTGCGTCTGTAGTAATAGCGGTTTCTTTAGCCTGCAACCCAGTCAAATCACCGATTGTTAAGGGTTTACCATCACTTGCAGTTCCAATAACTACGTCTGGTTGGACTTTAAAGTCCGTACCTTTACCTGTTACGCTAGAACCAAGCACGTCACCAACTGTGACCGCGTTGCCGTCTGTGTCAAAACCAACAGGCGCATTTAAATTATCAACGCTAAACTTAGTATCTTCGCTGCCATTTTTGGTAAGGTTATGAACAACCGCCTCGGCCACAACAGTATTAGCAACCGACTGAGCTTGGGCAGGGTTCATGCCTGCGTCTTGCATCGTAGCTGCAATCTGCGTACCGGCGTCTGACAAGTTTTTGGTATTGGCAAGAGTGCTTGCAACTTGAGTCTGTAAGTCGCCCGCTTTATCGCCAGCAACAGAGTTAAGTATTTCAGAAGAAGCCGCTTGTTCTACTTTGCTAAGCGCCATCTCACCTAATTGGATAGAGGCTACAGTGTGTCCAGCAACCGCCATACCCGCAGTTGCGCCAGTCAAAATGTTGTTTACGTTAACCTTGCCGGTAGCAAAGTAGTCTTCAAAACCTTGAGCCCCGCCTTCTTCTACATATTCTAGCGGCATCTCTTTAGCCGCTGATTTACCTACTGTACCAAGAGTTGTCTTTTGAACTACGTCACCCGCAGCCCGCTTAATAAACGGAGCATCAACAATAGGGCCAAGCACCGCAGCTACGGTAGCGGTAGCAACAAATGCTTTTTGGCCAGCGGCATGCGCGGCTTCTTCACTCATACCGGCTTTTTCGGCTTTAGCTACCGTGCCGTTATACCCTGCGCCACCAGCTTCGATTCCGTTAACAATAGAGTTAGCAGCAAAGCCAATTAGTTTGCCGCCCCACTTAGCCGCACTTGCACCAGTTAAAATTGGAATAACTTCTTGGATACCTTCTTTAACTACGGTGTAGCCAAAACCAATTGGGTTGTTAATAATTGCAGAAGGCAGTGCTTTTAATTTAGCGCCAGCATCTGGCCAGAAATTTCCAGTATTACCAGCTTTAGCAATCTCAGTTATAAACCCTTGTTCTTGATCTTGCGCTTTGGTACTAACGTTATTTGCTCCATAGGAAGTCAAACCATTTGCCATGCCCGCAAGTAAGCTGTTTTTGCCAATAGCCCCGCTAGCCTTAAGCGTCCCTTCAAGAGCAGATGCTTGTTCACCCAAAGCCCCGGATACCGTGCCGGTAACATTTTTAAATACCGATGTAATAGCACTGTCGGATTCTTCAGCCGACAACTTGGCAGTTCTGTTCTGCGCAGCGAGTCTTGCGGTTTCCGCCGTCGATTGGTTAGGGGCGTTACCTAGTACTAAAGAATTATTTAATGCTGTTAAACGCCTAATTTCCGCAGAAGATTGATTATCCAAACCAGATAGTTTGTCTGCCGCAGCTCTTCTTGCCGCAGTATCACCCTGTGCTGCAACTGTACTGGATGCGTCAGTTACTGTAGATAAGTTAGATGCGTTTAAGGCATCAAGTGCTTTATCTCCTGCGGTAATGTTTAGATCTGGACGCTCTTCTTTTGTAGCGGTGCTAAAGCTTTCTACTTTACCTGTCTTGGGGTTTAACCAATCAAATGTTTTATTTGCGCCAAGTTCTTTACGTGCCAGTGCATACGCATCATTAAAGCTACTGCTAGTTTTAATCGTATCCCGCAGTTGGTCGTTTGCGGCGTTTCTATCTTGTGCGCCTTTTAGGTCACCAAACTCAGTATCAATAAGCGTACTAGCGTCTGTAAGAGTTTTTGCAAGCGCATCCGCACCGCCGAGGTTTAATGTGTCCGGGGTTGTAACTGCATCGCTACCAATAGACGAAACAACATCTTTATTGGCAAGGAGTGAGGTAATAGTGTCGGCATCTGTTGCAGCATTGCCGTCTACTAACCCAGCTTTAGTTAGCGTATCTTCTGTGTTTGTATCTAGGCTTCCAGTTGTGCCTTTAGCGTCGGCAATAGCTGAATTGGCCGCAGAGATAGCGGTATTGATAACAATCTGATCCAGTGGTTTACCTGAAATCACGCCTGTTACGGCATTGGTAACCATCTTCTTTTGGTTAGCGGTTAGGTCGCCAAACCCTTCAATATTACCTAAGAGCGAATTAACAGCACCGTTAACACCACCGGTAACAAAACCTCTAGTCATGGCTTCGCCAACATCTTGGCCACTAAGCAGCGCAGTGCCAGCAGAAACCGCAGCGTTTTGGAAAGAGTTAGTTAGCGTGTTTGTAAGTTCTGTTGACAGCCCAAGGTCTTTAATAAACGAAGCGCCATCTGACATGAAATCCATACCAGGGATTTGAGCGCCAGCAAAACTAATTGCAGCGCTTTTAATTGAATCACCAAGGTCTTTACCGCTTAAAACGTTTACAGCTAAATTAGCCGCAATCTGTTGAGGTATAGACAAACCACCCGTAGCAATAGCCAAACCAATTTGACCGATTGGGCCAAGGTCTGCCATAAGATTTGCTAAATCATTAGACGATGCACCAGTGGTGTAAAAGATTGGCGTTCCATCAGGGGCAAATTGAACTCGATAACCTGTGTTACCTTTACCTGCAAACGTGCCGCCAAACGCATTTCCTGTTTGACGTTCACTGTATGTATTAGGGACAGCTTGGCCTGTTTCTTTGTTACCAAATGTTTTTTGCCCTGTATCAACTACAGGTTTGCCGTCTACTATTTTTACTTTTGATGTGTCAACGGCATCGTAGCTTTCACCATTAGATACCCCGTAAAGCGTTTCAATTTTTGCGTCTTTAGGTATTGGCACGTATTGACCGATTCCGTTGCCATCACTGTCAAATTGACCAGTGCTTTGATATACCGCATTTCTAATTTCGCCATCGCCAAGGTCAATTTTGACAACTTGGTTTCCGTTATACGTTTTACCAATTTCTTCAACGGGCGCTAAAAGAGGAACCTCACCAAACTGTTTAATGTCTGTAATGCCAATACCGGTCAAAATCTTAGCCATGTCAGCAGCATTAGCTTGAGCTGATCCATGCCCTTGACCCTGCCATTTGTCGGTTAGTCCTTGCCCAAGAATCTGTTGGGTCAATGTGGTAGTGGCAGCAGACCCGGTATCCGCAAGCACGTTACCTGACGCATTAACGATTGTGCCAGTAGTAGTTAGATATGTACCGTTCTTTAAATCAACCGCATTTTGCACTTCTGGTGGAGCAATTGTAAAAAGCGGGCCACCCAAACCTTGGTTCGCTGGCTTAAGTCCAAGAAAATCTATATCTTTTAATCCTTCTTCTATTTCTTTTATTTGTTCAGGAGTTAAAACTATTTCAGGCTCAACTGCTGCAACTTGGGTTGTGTCCGCAGTTGTTTGTGTTGTACCTACAAGATTAGGAGCCAACGCTGTTTGTTCTTCTTTAGTTTTAGTGGCGAGTTCTGCTTTAGCTGCTTGCAAAAAGTCAGCTTTTTCCGACTCATCTACAGTAGGCCCAAATGCGTTTTCCCAGAATGCCTTACCACCTGCATCTGATGGACGGCCAAGAATGGTTGTGTACAAATCTTCTACCGTCATAGTAGATTCAGGAATAGACGCAATGTAGTCGTCTACTATGTCAGTAGTTTTTGCGGCGGGAATTTCAACAGCGGCGGGAGTTTGAACGGCGGGAGTTTCAACAGCGGCGGGAGGTTGAGCGGCGGGAGGTTGAGCGGCGGGAGGTTGAGCGGCGGGAGGTTGAGCGGCGGGAGGTTGAGCGGCGGGGGCTTGAACGGTGGCTGGTCGATACGGGGCAAAGATGCCAACAATATCACTATCAGATAACCCCATACCTTTAAATTGCATAACTAAGTCGTTGGTAGCATCCCGCCCACCAAAAACGTCATACACGTCTTCATAAGCATTAGAAAAATTTGTTGGTAATGCCATATAAACTTATTAAGATGTTTTTATTCGCAGCATCTGGCTGGTATCTTGAACACCGTCTTGTGTGTCTCGATAGACATCACCCAATCTTAAGTTGGGTAAATCTGCTTCTGTTGGAAGCGTTGTTAAGTTAATGTTTAACCGCGCAATGTTGATTGGTTGAATAGCGTTTAAACGTTGAAAGAACAAATTCAACACGTTCAACATCTGACCCATATAGGCTGCTTCATATTCTGGCGGTGGAGCCGGTAAACGCGGCGGAGATTCTTGCATAAAACTCATGAGTTACCCCTTCTGCCGTCTTGTTTGATGTCGATACGGGGTGAACCCAACTGCCAAGCGCACCCAAGCTGGTTAGATTCAACTTGAATAATCATCTGACGGCCTCGCACCCTAACATAGACTTGACCGGTAAACTGTTCAATCACGGAAGTAGATGTTCGGATTACAGTGGCCGTAGAATTACCACCTAAAGAAATAGGATCGTTATACCCAGAACCTGAGTTTTGCATAGGAATTAGCGTCATTGTGACTTGTGGCGAAGCGGCATTTGATCCACGGAATGTAATGTCTGGAAGCATTCTCCAGACAAACCCAAAGTGATCGCCGTCATCAATGTCAAACTCAGCAGAACCAATAACAGCATTGATAGCCGCAGGAGTTCCTGTTTGATTGTCATCGTTACCTTGCTCATGGTTAACAAGGTTATAGGAATAAGTTGCCGCTAACGGAAAATCACGCAAACCAGAATCCAACCAAGCTGTACGGCCTAATGTGCCGTATGCCCATACATCTTCCAAGTAGTTATACGTTACATAAAGGTCAATCTCATTGCTATTGGCAGAGCAGTAGAACCACCAAGCTTCGTTAAAACCTTCGTTTGTCCCCGCAAACACCTGTGCGGCTTGAGCAGTATTAATGTCTTGGAAAATATATTGCTTAAGGTCACAACGCAAAGTCTGCACACGGCCATCGTATTTGTAGAATTTGTCTACGCCCATCCAATACACTACGCCAGAGGCCAAACATACTGCGTTAGGGCCAATAATTGAAACGTTATCGCCAAGTAGTTGAGAAGACCAAACCACGGGTGGCCCAACGTATTGAAGTGAATATATGGCTGAATCTGTAAACACCACAATCTCTTGACGAGCTTGGATGGCGGTGACAATCTCAGAACCGTGCGACAACTGTAAGCTACCCGCTTGGTTTGTGATGGCAGGGGTCCAAACAAGAATGCTCTCTTGGTCAGACCAGCGAATTAACATGGGGTTTAGCGTAGATGAACTGTAGTCATCGCAACCAAACGCAAACACAAAACGGCTTGCGTCAGACACAAATACAGACAAAACCACAGAAGGTGTATCTGCGTCTGCTCCCATAATGCTAGATACCAACACACCCCGTGACGTTACACCAGTTCCTGCATCCCAATAATACAAAGCACCCCCACGGGGGTTGAAGATTAAGTCTTCTCCAAAGTTACTTTGACTCCATAGGCGAATGGTACTTATAGATGTTCCGCCAGTACCCCAAACACCAGAACCCCAAAAGCCAGCACCCCAACCAACCAAAGGAACTGCAATAGCTGGGCCGGTATTAATTTGATACGCCGCCGCCACCGAAGCTCCACCACCGGGAGATCCTGAAACATCTGTGGCATTTGCCGTAGCTGTAACTGTAATCGTGTACGAGTTAACGCTAACAAAAGTAATTTGATATTCAGCATTTAATACATCAGCCGTGATATTGCCGCCAAGCCCAACAGCACCGCTGAAAGTAACAAAATCGCCCGTTATGCCACCGTGACCTGTATCTGTAACAGTGATAACTGCCGACCCATTTGTAGCTACAAAAGGATTAGTGTTAATTGTGCTGGTTGCGCGAATAGGGGTGATGTCGTTATAAATACCACCTTGTTCAATGTAAAACTTTAAATTAGTTCCAACACCTACAAGGTTTAACCCACCGAGGGTAATCCAGTTCCACAAAGAACGACAAACGCCTTGGAATATAGCACCAGAAATACGTACCCAACCGCCAATTTTCTCAGGCGTACCTTGCCGAAACCGCATCTTATCGGATACATACCAACCGTTCTCATTGGTATATCTGGTGTTTTCTTTGTTTACACCCGGCTTCAGTAATAGTTTTTTTAAAGGCATCGGCAGTCCTAAGATAGAAACAGTGCTTTTTCAGCGTCCCTGCGCTTTTTTAGCCCTGCGAGTATTTTGCCACCAGCCATGCAATACAGCAAGAGCGCATCGGCTGCGCCTTCCCAATCACCACGGTTTATTTTCATCCGAATAGAAGAGCGCTGAAAAGCCCCCACTCCGGCGTTGAAGGCAAAGCTGACGCACGCATCGAAAGCCCCTTGACGACCAGATAAAGCGGGAGCAAGTCGTAGAACACCAAGTTCAGTAGGTCTGACATCATCTTGGAATAGTTTCTCGATCTTTTCTTTAGTCCAGACACGGTTGTCCTCCGGTTTCAGTGGCATCTCTTTGCGGATCATGGGGGTGTCTTTACCCTCCACCCTGACTACAGGCAAACGAATTTGGTCTTGGTACAGCACATGACCATAACCAATTGTCCAAATATGGGCTGGGCAGAGGTACGGCTTAGTCCTGTACCCCTCCCACTGGTGCATCAACTTAGCGCCAGCTTCGCCTAGTTTCATTTCTTGCTCCAGCTACGTGAGCCAAACCAGAAACCTATGATGCCTCCAAGCATTGCCATCTCGTCAGTGGAGAAGATGATGTCAGACAGGCGGATCAGGTCTTCTATGCTCATGATTAAGCTGGGGCGGCTGTAAACGTAGTAGGCAATCCATGCGTTTATTGCACATAGCTCCAGCACAAAGATGTAAGTGACCATTGGACGAACGGTTCCAACAAAGTTCACCACCCAAGTGCTGGCATTTTCCATAACCTTCTTGTCGTGGTCATAGGCGGCAACAGTCATCTGCGCGTCTGTTTCCATAGCAATCTGGTCGGTGCGTATCTCTTCCATGCGCTCTTGAGCGGCAAAGCCCTGCGCCATCATCTGTAGCTGTAGTTCTACTTGCACACGGGCAAGAGCCAACTCATGCTTCTGGTCTGCCTTGTTTTGGAAGAAGTCTAGGAGTTTGGGCAAGCCTGATATGAGCAAACCGCCAAGTGTTGAGAATAGTGAAAGCATTATTTTTTCCCCAGTTTTTCGTAGATAACGGCAATGTCTTGTCGGTTGTGCATGATGTCATCACGGTTCTTTTGGATTTCTTTTTCCAAATCCTGACGTAGCTTCTCACGGGCTAGTTCTGCTCCCGTATTGGTAGCTTGTTTGTTGTCTGAAGTAACAACCAAACTAATCTTGTTGTTTAACACAGTCACTTCATGCGACAAGTGCGATAGTGAGTTCATTAGATACACCACACAAGTGAACAGAATTGGCAGGATAGCAAACGCCACCTTTTCAATCAAAGCATGTTTTTCGTTTGGTTCGCTCATAGTCCAATCATTCCAAGAAGTTTATTGACAATTTTTGAGGCCAACTCATCTGGCAGGAAGCGGAGCAGTCCAAGCACCCACCAAGCAATGCACAACCGCACAAAGACTTTAAGGAAGAGGTCAAATTGCTTCTGGTACTCATTCACCGCCCACACCTTGATCTAGCACACAGATCAGAAACTTCATTAATACCCCAACCAACAGCACCAATAAACATCACAATAATAACAATAGCAGCCGCCCACTGCATTTGTTCAGCCTCGGCCTCTTTGCGCTTCTTCTCTTCATCCTTGGCTTTACGGGCTTCTATTGCATCATCCCTGTCCATCTCAGCGGCTCTAGCCTTGATCTTGTTCCAAACGTCTATGTTGCCAGTCTGTATATAAAGCAGTTGAAGCTCCGACTCCAGTTTAGCCGTTTGCATCAAGGCATTTTCGATCTGCATTGCCAAAGCAAAGTTAGACTTATTGCCAGACCGCTTGGCTTCAACCATCGCTTTGGTGGCTTGGCTCTTAGCATCAAAGAGCTTGCCCAACATGGGCGCTAGTCCACCAAGATCGTTAGCCACCTTCGCAGCTTTACGGACTAATCCTATGGCGCTTTGTAAACCTTCAAGAGCCGTGACCGGATCTAACATCATTTCCGTACAACCTTTTCCCACTGTAGGCAAACAACTTTGCGGTTATAAACATCACCCGTCCACGCCCACCGCACACAGCGGTACTCAGTCTTCCTATCTTGACTAGATGCTCCCGGTAGAAACACCAAAAAGAGCATCAATAGCCAGCGCATTTACCACGCCCAACTCCATGCAATCATGTACGTGCCAAAGATAACGAAGGCCACTATACAGGCCGCCGCAATAAGTGCTTCAGCCCAGTCCCACATGATTAGGGAGCATCAGGCCATGTGATAGTCCACGGGAAACCTGATTGAGAAAGAATATCTCTTAATGCTAGATCGTTCATGTGAAACCCCTATTGTTTTTTAAAGCTAATAGCGCAAGTAAACCATCTTGTATACTTTTTTCTTCTTGCGTCATTTGGCGAACATGATGAATATCTTTGCATATTCCATCTACTAAAGCATAGCTTAAACCTTCGTACACTTCGTAGTCACCAAGAACAGGCGGTTGAATCCGTTGAAAACGAACAAATTCAGATGGCAAATTGTTTGTATCAATGTGAGGAAATGCTTGACAAAAATTACTACTTAAAATTGGATGTTCAAAAGGTTGATTGTCAACAATACGAATAAATAAATCCATTACAAATCCCCTGTATTTGTTGACGGAAACGCTCTAGTTATTCCACTAGTGCCAGCCCAAATAATGCGAACCGCACCGTTTCTGCCATTATTAAGACCACCGCCGCCATATAGACCACCTTGACCAACGCCAGATTGAGGGCTATCTCCATTTGTACCGCCACTGCCACCAGTACCAACTCCCACGGCTCCATAGGCTCCGCTTGTTCCTTCTCCAAGTATGCCAACACCGCCGCCAGAAGCACCATTACCACCAGCGCCAGCGCCCCCAGTTCCACCAGTAGATTTTCCAATACCACCAGCGCCAGAATAACCACCAGCACCTCCAGCTCCAGCATTGGCATATGAGGTTGCACCACCACCACCGCCTGCCCCACCAGAGCCGCCTGTACCATTTAATACAGTACCACCAGCTCCAACCGCAGAAGTAGTGCCTCCTCGCCCACCTTGTGCGCCACAAGTAGTTCCGTTAAAGGTACTGTCACCACCATTTGTACCAGCGGAAATTCCAGTTGATACACCCCTTGCGCCAACCACTACGGTATAACTTGATCCGGGGGTTACAGTGATACTATTTGCATACGCTAATGCTCCACCACCACCACCGTAATAAAAATCTGTGGGATCAACATATAAATTACCCATACCGCCACCACCGCCAACACAAACAACAGAAACTGAAGTTACACCCGCAGGTGCAACCCATGTATAAGTACCCGCAGTTGTAAATGCTTCTTGACCCGCTGCTGCGGGAACAATAAATGATCTAAGGTTTGTAAAAACAGCTTGTAGTGCACCACTCATGTTAAACCACTCCCTGAAATAAGCCAAGATGTTGAGGTAATCTTAATGCAGGTTGCTGATCCGTTTGTAGCCAAGGTTCGTGAACCTGTTGTACCTGCGGAAGATAAAACCAATGTGTCTGTTGTGATGGCAATCGTGACGTTTGCCACAGCCATGTTGATGAATGTGATGGCAGTTCCAATTGGGAACGCAACGCTTGAGTTTGCGGGAATAGTAAATGTTCTAGCGTTATTGTCACCAACTGGGTGAAAAATGTGTTTACCAGCATCGGCTAAAACCAATGTGTAAGCTGCCGATTGACTGTTTTGTGGGATGTTTAAAAATCCAACGCTGTTTGTGCCATCAACCGTGCAAGAACTTAATACACCACTTGCGGGAGTACCCAGTGCTGGGGTTGTCAGCGTTGGGCTTGTCAGCGTTTTGTTGGTCAGCGTATCAGTTGTTGCCCTACCCACTAATGTGTCGGTGCTTGTTGGTAGCGTCAATGTACCCGTGTTGCTGATACTTGAGATTATTGGCGTTGTCAGAGTCTTGTTGGTGAAAGTCTCTGTACCCGCCAAAGTTGCCAATGTACCCGTTGTGGGAAAAGTGACGTTGGTTGCGCCTGTTAGTGTTCTTGTGTATGCAAAGTTTCCTGAACCCGTTACTGTCATTGCCGCATTATTTGCTACACCTGTACCGCCATTTGCTGGAGCCAACGTGCCAGCCAAAGTAACTGCGCCAGTTGTGGCTGTAGAAGGGGTAAGCCCTGTTGTGCCAGCAGTAAATGAAGTTACTCCGCTATCTACAGTAGAAGCCAGCTTCACATAGTCAGTGCCGTTAAAGTACACATAAGCTGACTCACCCACAGCGATAGAAACACCGGCTTGCCCCGCTGCTTTAAACGTCACAATACCGCCAGTGGCGGCGTTCACCACTGTGTACGTTTTACTGTAACTTGGAGCCGTTACTACTTTGGCCACTGTTAGCGTGCCCGTAACTCTGACGATGGCAAACTGCGCTGTTACCGTACCCGCACCTGTCAAGGTAGATACGATGTTAGAAGCTGAAGCGTCCCCTGTAGTGTTTGCAAGAGTTACCGCGCCATCATTTGTTAGCGTCAGTGTGGCTGCAATAGCAATGTTGGTGTATTCGGTAATACCGTTGTTAACCGTATTGCCCCATGTACCAGAAAGTTCACCCTGTACCGGTAAGGCAAGTCCTAGTTGTCCCGTTGCGCCTGTAGTCATTTAATGCTCCTAAGTTGTTGCAACAGCAGTCCACCCCGCCGTTTGCGTGTTACCAATATTTTGCCAGTTTGCGTTCTGCGTGTCATCTATTATTTCCCAGAAAGGTCGTGCTGTGATTGAATCTATGCCCGTTGCCAATTCTGCAATAGAGGCAACAAACGCCGCCGCTGCCGCCAATGTATCCGCGCTTACTGCTGTCTCCGTTACCGAGGAACCAAAACTTGCCGTTGCTGTGACTGCATCTGACCCCGTAGCGGTTTCTGTAATTGCCGCATTAACTACAACTACCGCCGTTACTGCGTCTGTGCCTGTCGCTGTTTCCTGCACATCACCAAAATATACAAGACTTCCAGCTATGTTATCTGTTCCGGTTGCTGTCTCCGCAACTGTAGCCGCGTACACAGGAACACTCGATACCGCATCCGCCGCCGTTGCCGTCTCCGCTATGGTTGAGAAGTACGTTGGTGACGCCGTTATTGCATCGCTACCCGTACTTGTCTCAGTAACCTGTGCCGCAAACGCTATACCCGCTGTTACAACATCTGTTCCCGTTGCCGTTTCTGTTACCGCTACACTAATCCCCAGCGTAGACGTTACAACGTCTGAAGCAAGAGCTAGCTCACCAACCCCACCCCAAGAGTTGTACCCCCAAGCGCTCTCGCCCCAACCCGTGCCCGCTATTACCGCATCGTATACTTCGCCACCTACTGTTGCATCTGTACCCGTAGCAGTCTCAGTAATTACCGCGACTACAGCTATGACCGAAGAAACCGCATCTGTTACTGTGCTTGCCTCTGTTACCGTTGTAGCATACAACGGCCCCCCTTCAGCAGCATCTGTTCCCGTTGCCGTTTCCGTTACTGCCGGAAAATACGTTGGCAACGCTGTTATTGCATCTGTGCCCGTACCCGTTTCAACAACTGAGGCATCAACACTGAGTGCCGATGTAACCGCGTCCGTGCCTGTAGAGGTTTCGTCTACGGAGCTAGTGAAGGCGGTAAAACCACCCCACCCTTGTTCGCCCCATAAGCCGTCACCCCACCCAGCCATATTAAGCCGCCAAGCTGAATGTGTAAGTCACAGATAAAGTATCGCTGTTCACCACAGAACGGTCACCGGGTGAGCCAAAGTCAGCGGCAGAGAACAATGTTCCTGTTGTGCCACCTTTAGTATCGTTGCTCGTCAAAAACGCACCGCCAACTGTTGCCGTGCCGTTAATGTTAAACACGGCTGGTGAAGCTGTATTAGTTACCACGGATGGATTAGCGGTTGTAGCTGTTACAAAAGTAGCAGTCACACGGGTTCCGTTGCTGTATGCCGTAACTTCTGTCCAACCAGCATGGGAAGCCATTGTGTCGCCCGCCGCAGGTGTATTAGAAGCGCCAGCGCCGTACAAGCCAAGATACCAAGTGGTGATCTGGGTTACTGAGGTCAAAGCACTGCCCGCCATGTATGCCAGACCCGCGTTAACCACCAAGTTCTTAGACTCAGCAGTCCACTTCAAGTTACCATCTTTGTCATGGCATTTGATTTCAAATAAACCGGTCGCCTTTGCGTCCTCACCGGCTTTGGTGTTACAAGTCAGACCACTAGAAACAACGTCAGTGGCTTTGGTTTTTTCAATAGTCATGATGACTCCTTAGTTAGAAGAACGAATCAATGCTGCTGTTGCTGTGTTTGCAGGCATTGTAATAGTGAAATTAGTAGAAGTCTTGTCAGACCCAAAGTCCAACACAGCAATGGATTTATTACCTTGGGTAACGTTGTAGATCAAAGCACAACGAGCCGTTACTGAAGCGTTAAACACCACATCGGCAAAATCTACATACGCCGTGTAACCAGACGAGCTAATGGTTACGCCCGTTAGCGTTACGCCACCAGCCACATAACCCGTACCAGTCACTTCACCACTTGTCGTGTAAGCAGTAGTGGCTTCGTTTAAATTGGCATTAGCCGTATACAGGGCTATCTTTAACGTATTTGAAGACAGGTTGTGAACGCCTGTGTATAGCTCCGTTTTGAAACTAGTGGTCTGGGTTTGGAGAATACTGCTCATGAAACAGCCACCCTAATTTGACCATCACGATAAGCATCAGCACGTTGTTTGCCATCCGACAAGTTTTTATACAGAGCAATAGCTTGTACGTAACGTTGTTGAGCAAGAGCCACCATGTCAGCCTCACCCTTCATGTAGGTATAGGCTTCGCATATAGTTCCATACAACAAAACAGAATCAAAGTTATCGCCTAGCCAAGTGGTTTCGGCAGTGACAATAGACTCAGGGTAGTAGTTGTAATGAAGCTCTGCGTTGTATGCAGCACTTGGTGTAGGGCCAACAATAAACGTCAACTCATTTACATTGTCTGACCGGGGGCCAAAGATGGCGTAGTGTTTAGGCTCAGATGCAAATGCAGACAAAGGGTAAGCTTCACGGATAAAGTTAACGTCTTTGTTTAAAAGATATAAGTAATCACCTTGGAAGGCAATAGAGCCTGATACCGTACCGTTGTTTGCGACTGTTAAGGTGACCGTAGTCCCCACAATACTTCTAACCTGTGCGTTAGTGCCAATTCCTGTGCCGGTTGCCTGCTGACCTACTGCAATACCTGTCGTACTAGCAACCACAATTGTTTTCTGCCCAGATGTTCCTGTGGCAGTTGTCGTGTTATACGGGTATACGGCAAGGCTGTAAACAGATAAGAAATCTGTTGGGCACTGAAGATACTTATTACCAGTGGTTAATATGCCCGTCACGTTCTTTCGCAAATTAGCTGGCTGCGCGGTGTTATAGATGCGCTGCTCCGCCTGACGAATGAACACATTCATATTGTCAGTTGGGAAAGAGTTCTCGCAGTAATCGCTTACCTGCGTGACAAGCTCGGTGTAATTCATGCCATTGGGCCTCTTGACATTACACCTTTAGTCGCTGCACCTGCGCCACGCATTTTGATACCCGAAGTTTTAGCGGCTGGCTGTGGACGGCGAGAGATGTTGCCTACAGACATATTGACTGTATTTGCATCACTGTGGTCAGGGCCAGAGCCGGGGTTAGTAGAAGCACTGACAGCTTTGCCAGACATTGTGTGTGGTTTAGCATAGACTTTGGCATCGCCAACTTCTTTACCCATCAATTTTTTGCTGTATGTAGCCATGATTAGCCTCGTTTCTGATTAGCAATTTTTGCCAAGTTACGACCCATAGTCTTCATATCGGCATTGGTTTTACCCTTACCTTTGCCTTTACCGCCGTGCATCATGCCAGCAGTAGGGCCGCTATCACCTAAATTTTTACCTTCGGTTTTACCTTTTTTAGCAATACCGTCGGCTGATTTTCTAAATGCCATTTTAATCTCCTTAACTAACCGTTACTGTACCAACAAATGTCGTTGCCACCAAGTAGTTTGGTGTCAATTCATTATCAAAAAATCTAGACCCACCAACTGGAGCCCAGCCCCACTGAATGTCTCGTGAACCGCCTGACAAGTTACCAGCCGAGTTAACACCAGAAGTTACATACGTTGTATCCCTACGCGGGTTACGCAAAGCTTGTGGGTCATCTACTGGAAACGTACCTAACATTAACTGTGGCTGATCTGGATCCCAGCACTCAGGGCAAACCAACAATTCATACTTACGCTGTTTAATGATTTCAGTCTTAAGTTGTTTTAACCTAAATTGCTGACCACAGCGATCACATTCAGCAATCGCTATCTTGCCGGATGCGTACCGATTACCCATTAGTAACCCCCGCCACTTCCAATAAACATTGGCCTAGGAACAAGGCGAAGCGGAGCTTTCTCTCGGTCTTCACCAGCGGCAATCTCAAAGGTCTCATCGTAAATCTGTTTAAGCATCTGGATGCGGGGCATCAATTCAGGTACTTTGATTGCAATGTGATACGCCAAACCAGCTACAAGGCACGGTAAAAAGCGAAAGTTCATGTCAGCGGTTTCAACACCAGCGCCAGCATCTTGCACTCGGCGAAGTCTCCAGTACACAAACTGATACGGCGTGCTGTTATCAGGCGTAGGCCAAACTGTTACAGCAGGAAGCTGGGGTACAAAAATAGCTGAGCCATCAGTATGGGATGCGGCAGTTGTGTTGTTTTGACCACGGTACACACCACCTAGGGTATTCCCTGATACGTATGTGTAGTAAATATCTTCTGAATCAATGCGGATAAAACCAGAACCCGCCAAACCCACTATGGTGTTAAGCGTTATTGTGGTGTCCGTTGACGTAACCGCGCCCACCAAGACTGAATTGGTTGGATTAGTTTCGCCAGAAAGTCTTTGAATCCAGACTTGAATTGGGCGAGCTTGGCTAAGCTTGTTTGGAATAGTTGCATAAGTTGAGACGCTAATGCGTGAAACGGTTAAATCGGCTTGCGTAGAAGCAGTGTTAGATCCCGTACGGATTACATGTTCTAGAAGGTCAATAGTATCTTTTGGCAGCGCATACGTAGCTAAACCGGGGGTCAAGTTAATGATCCCCTGTTCCATTGTCCACATGTTGATGCCTTTGGACTGCCACTCAATGGTCATTAAGTTCATAGAACGACGCGCTGTGCGCAAGTCATAACCAGTACGCATCTCACGGCCAGCCCTCTCCCACGCTTCTTCAGCGATCTCGGTAAACTCCATGTTGAAGAGGGTTGAGCCGGTAGTAGTCATTATCTGCCCTTTAACATTTCAAGAAGACTCATCAATCTGCGTTGTTCTTCTAACGAACCGCCTCCGCCCCCACCAGCAAGTGCTTTTGCAATCAATGCGGCTAAGCCCTCACTTTGTTGACCACCTGAACGTGAAGTTAAGTCTTGCAATAGCTTTCCAATATCACCACCTCTTTCTAAGGATTTTGCTACTCCTATGGGCGTTGGCATTGGAGTAAACCCCGGATCTTGTGTAAAGTCCATAGGGGGTGATGGGTTGTAGTAATCTACAGGCATTGGCGCTGTGTCAGGAAACATTGGCATTGGAGCTGTGTCTGGGTAAGGCGCTGTGTCAGGAAACATTGGCATTGGCGCAGTAGTTGGCTCTTCTGGATAGGGCGCAGTAGTTGTGCCGGGGTCATAGCCAATTTGTGGGCCATTTGGCAATTTATCGTATCCTTGGCCATTCCAAACATAACGATACTCGGGCTGGCCAATACCCATCGTGGCGTAATGCATAGCCAATTGCTCTGGCGTGTAGTTAGCAATAGGCTGACCGTCGTAGCCAATTTCAGTTCTTGAACCATCATCGTTTATGCGGTAAGAAGTGCGTGGCCCTATTTCTTGAGTTTGTGTTGAACCTGTAGTCCTTGGGCCAGCGTAGTCCTGTGGATAAATCTCTGGGGAACGGGGGTCTGGACGTGGCTCTTCTGGACGGCGTGGCTCCTCATAACGCGGCTCTTCTGGACGGCGTGGCTCCTCATAACGTGGCTCTTCATAACGCGGCTCTTCTGGACGCTCTGGGGGGCGCACTCTTTCTGGAAATCTAGGCTCAACAATATCTTGCTGATTTTGTGTTTGAGCTTGTTTAGCAATGTCCATCAAAGCCTGCGTAAAGTCATTACCTTGCAGCCTGCCGCCTTGAATCCCTTGAACCGCTTGCGCCAAACCAGCACCTAGATTGCCACCTTGCATGGGGGCCCCTTGCATTACAGAACGGGACATATCCCGCCCATCATCAAAGCCCTGACCGTTAACATCACCGCCTTCTGCGTACTTACGCATGGCAGAACGCAAGCTCATAGGAGCTTTACGAAGTTGTGTGGAATTAGAAGCCCCGGCTGCCTTTGGAGCGCCTTTGGAAGCCATTAGTTGTTCGTATAGAGATGCCATTATCTGAACCCCGCTGTTTTCTTTGCAATAGTTTTAGGTTGCGCTACAAATTGTTTACCAGATGCTTTACCAGCACGTTTGGCTTTGGTTGTAGCTGCGTATTCTGCTGGGCTTAAAGATTTAATAGCCGCTTCGGGCAAATACCGCTCTCCCGTCTTACTTGACGGTTTACCAGACTTAGTGCGCCATTTCTGGTCACCCCAATCTTTGAGCGATTTTTGAGGGGCTTTCAATCTTTGTACCCCCCGCCAGCTTCTTTGTACTTCTTAGCAACAAGTTGTGCTTTACGGGCTGACCATTGGCCTGCGCCTGTACCGTGGGTTGCTGCGGACTTTACCTGAGACACAATTCTCTTACGAAGGCCGGGTTTGGTGTAATTGCCAGCAGCATTAACTTTGCCGCCCTCTTTATACTGAGTAAAGTCAGTATCGTCCCGACGTGCTTTTTTCTTTGCACCGGGCATTTTGCTTGGGGATATGGCTCCCATACCACGGCTTGGCATCATTTTGTTTTACCTTTAGCTTTTTTGGCTAAAAACAATTTATCAACCATCTTTATCCGCTGGGGTTTGGTTGTAACTTTGTTAATGATAGCCAGTCGTTTGGGTTCACTTGCACCGTAAAACCCAGCCTTTTTTAAAGACTTAACTACACTGCCTGCGGGTTTTGCGGTTGCCATATCAGCACATCTTTCCGCGTGTCTTACCACGCTGAGCAATACCGTCTGCACGGGTAACGCCACCACTGGCCATCTTCTTAGTTTTACTCACAGATGCGCCATCCTTGTCTTGTGGAACTGGCATACCTTCGCGGAACACTGTGTCTTTTGGAGGCGCAGTTTTCTTAGGCGCAGGCTTAGGCGCGGTCTTTTTTACAGCGGGTACGCCTTCTGGGTCAGTAGGAGGTTTACCCATTTCAGCGGTATAGATACCACCTTCAGCGTATTTTTTCATGGCTTAGCACTTCCCGCCATTTTTCATGGTAATCATTGTGCCTTTGGTTTTGCCTTTAGTAGCAATACCATCACGGCTAGAAGAAGTTTTAACCGAACCCATTTTGGATGCAGCCATACCGCCAGCCTTCAGACCTTTGTGAGCCTTGGAAGCTGGCATGCCTGCATGCTTAGCCAAAGCTGCTGGCATTTTGCCTTTAGCCATGCCGCCTTTGGCCATCTTGCCCTTGCCGTCAGCAGCAAAGTCAGGAACCATCTTGTCGCCTTTTTTGACCATGGTCATGCCACCGTCTGCGTATCCACCCATATTCATCTTTTTCATATCGCCACCTTTAGAAAATTTACGACCTTTGTCGGCCTGATTAAACTCTTTACCCACAGACTGTGGGACGCCTGCTTTCTTAGCAAACGATGGGTTGTTAGCCACCGCTGCCATGAAATTGTGTTGCTTCTTACTAACTGAGGGCACTGCGATGCTCCTTCATAAAGTCGTCTATCTTGCTTTCAAGACGATCCAATCTGGCCAGCACTCGGTTAATGTCATTATGAACATCTGATTTGGTTACAAACTTTTCTGCGTTTTCTTCACGAGTTTTGCTCAAAAGAATACTTAGGCGTTTTACTTCATCGTGGGACACCTTTACCCAAAACAGCAGCAGTGCTGATGCAAAGGAGAGTATTACGTTCCAGACCATCAGTTCCATGTTAGCAATTCCATGCTCTAAGAGCTTTGTTGATCCGTGAATTTGGATCGTTTGCTGTCTTTGCACTTGTTAGCTTCTTTTTCATCCCGCCCATCCTCGCACAGAAAGAGTCTTTGCGAGAGCCGCCTTCCGGCTGGGGAGGTTTCAAATTCATACCTTGCTTTTTGGCGGAGGCTCGGCCTTTGGCGTTCAAGCCGCCCTTCTCGGATTTGCCCTCTTTGCGTTGCCATGCTGGAGATTTAGCCATAAAACACCGTTGCTGTTACAGAACCGCCAACACCTACAAACATACCGTTTTTGCAATAGATGCCTTCACCGGGGATCAGCACTGGCAAACCAACAATGTTGAACGTGTTAAGCTCTAACAAGATACTACTATAAAACGTTATGGCTCCGCTAGTTGCAGTGCTCGCTGCAGTTGTTACCGTAAAGACGTTTGCGTTTGTTACAGTCACCGCATAGACCCCGTCCGCTGCCGTACCAGTAGTAAAGTCCATAAAGACTCTATCGCCTGTAGTCAAGCCGTGAGCCGTAATAGTGACGGTAACTGTGGTGCTTGCCGAAAGCCTAGCGTATGTGCCTGTCTTAAAAATTGTGGGATCAGCCACTGCCATATTACG